AATGAGAGATCAATTACAAAAGCGATAATATCTGAAGCATTGGTGCTCGCTGGATAGTGAGCGCTAAAGACTTGTTCGCTTGTTGTAGGATCGGTGTATTGACACCCTTGAAAAACTCCAACTATAGGAACTGTTCCGCCATCAGCGTGGATTTCTACACCCCCACCAGTGACTTGAGCAACCATATCTCCTGTGAAGATACTGGTTCCATAGTTTGCAGCAATTCTATATCGGTTTGTACCACCAGATAAAGGAGCGCCGCTAAGTTTTTTAACAGGTTTCATACCGAATGAAGCATCTTTATTTGCCATTTTATTTACCTATAATGTTAAAAATATAATTTAGTGATAAAGGATTATTCTCTTTCACCACCACCAAAAGTAACGCTTGAACTTCTCTTCGGATTTAATATCGGAGAAGATGGGTCAGATTCCTTCATCAAATCATTATCAATTGCATCTTGTTGCAATTGGGCACGGTTGGAAAAGTAAGCGTTTCTTTCTTCCCGTGTTTCATTTGGAATCTTTGCCAAAAGCAAACCACCCACAGCGACAACACCTTCGTGCTTGCCATCGTCCATCGTTGGAAGTTCAAAGTCTCCAATCTCTTCTTTACGCACCAGTTCAAAACCTTCACGTAATCTCGACATTACATTCTTTCTATCTTCCTGACCGACAATTTCGGCTCGAATCCACCTGTAGGTATAACCTTCGGGTGGTGGCGGTGTCTCTAACATAGAGGGGGGACGCCAAGGTTTGCGAGCTTCACTTGTGGCTCGAGTATCAGCAGAACGCGGAGTTCTGTCATTGGATTTAATGTCTTTATCAGTCATATTTTATCCTTTTAAATGTTTAGCGTACTCCTTTAGGGGTACGTTTAATCTTTTTGCCATATCGACTTGACTTTTAGTCAGTCGGACTTGTTTTCTACCTTTAGAGTTGGTTGTTCTGCCAGCAGGTGCAACAGTCTGTTGTATCTTGCTTGGCTCGACACTTCCACCGTCCGAAAACTTATGTGGAAACTCAGCTCTCATTTGTTTGTCTATCTCATCATAATACATAGGATCGTCAGGATCAAACCCTTGTTCCAAAAGTTTATTATGAATATTAAATGCAACCAAGGTCATTGGCTCATCAGCTCCAAACCATTCATTCTTTTGGGCCCACTCTTCTGCCTTTGGATCAGGCTCAACAGTTTGTTGCGGCTGCTCTAAAGGATTGGGTATGACTTGGGCTTGCGCACTTTCAACACTTGGCGCTTGCATTTTTGTAAACTGAAGCTTACTTTCTTCAACAGTTATTTTATCTAAAATCTCTTGGGCCTTAGTAACTTTGTCCCAGTCTTGCTCTTGATAAGCAGTTTTTAGCACGTTGTTAGCTTGAGCTCTTTGCGATTTTAATCTGTTTTCAGCTTCAGTTTGATAATTGCTGTTTAACTGAGTAGTGCTTTCTTTTAACTTTACATTTTCATCTTGTAAAGATTTTGCGTAAGCATACGCAGATTCAGCCGCTCTTTCTTGCTCACGCATTTTTTTAGTAAGCGTGGCAATACGTTTTTGCACATTCTTTGAGTAATCTTCATACTCGTCTTGTTTTTCTTCACCAGGCTGTTCTTCAGAGGTTTCTTCAACTACCTCAACCTCATCCTTTGGCTCTTCTACTGCCTCGGGCTGAGTTTCGGGTTGATCTTCCTCTAAATTGACAAGCTCGCCGTCATCGACTTGCTCTTCAACCTTGAGATTTTCTTCTTGCATAAGTTTATCCTATGTTAAAGCGTGACTATGTCATCGGGATCTGCGATCGTAGCGATAACCTCGTCATCGTTAATAATACGGCACTCAGCGTCATCACCTAATTTAAAGCGTGCGCCTGCATACCTGCCAATTAATACCCATTGTTTTTCCTCACACCAAGGGGTATCACCAAACTTGTTTTGATCTTTATAACAAAGTGGGCCCATTTTAACAACATAGGCAACCACCGAGGCTAAAGCCTCTCTATCTACTGTGTCTTTGACTAACTGAATACCACCTTTAGATACGCCTCTACCTTTATAGGGCAAAATTAATATGCGCCAACCCGTAGGGCTTGGCATCCTATCAATCAATGATTTATCCATCAAAGTTGGATCAAGAACTCTAGCCTCGGGCGATACAAAAGCATCACTGACTTCAGTTTCTTGATTTTCTTTTTTGGTTTTGGCTTCGACCTCTTGAGCGATATGGTCAGGGACTAGAACTTTCTTCGTCGTCATTTTCTACTATTTTCTCCAGCAACTCTCTAAATTCATTTTCTACGTCGACGAGAGTGTTGTGACGTCCACGTAGATATTGGTATTGATCGTAAGACTCAACACCATTAAGCAATATGGCTTCGGTATCTTCTTTTTTTTCAGCTAACTTTTTTTTAAATTTATCAGCTAACCAAAGGATTGACATTAATAAATGCCAGAGAACTTACCGCCAAATTCAGCATCGCCCATTCCTCTGGCTTTGCCCTTACCCATACCAGGCTTAGCTTTATTGCTGACACTAACAGATTCTGTTTTGCCATAATCAACGCTACCTTTGTTTGAGTAAGATTGTTTTTTCATAACTTTTGGATCTTTTTCTTTTATCATAATTACCTTATTTAAGTTGACTTAATCCTAAGTCGATTAATTTTAGTTCTTTTTGTTGGTCAAGTCTATCTTTTGTAGTTTCATCTTTCATAACCGCAATATCGCGTTGCGCATCTATACGCTCTCGATCAATCGCATCCTGTCTAGCTTTTTCTTCAGCTCTAATTTGTTCTTTGATTTGAAATTGGTCACGTTCTTGTTGTAATTCTTGACCTTTAAGAGCTAATTCTTGTTTTCTTATTGAAACCAAAGGATCCTCTTGCGGCGGAGTTGCAACCTGCTGAGCAAACTGTATCATCAGTTCATTCATAATAGGCGCGCTAAACTGCGCCAAAATAGAGTTGGCTTGTTCGGTTAATTGACTGGCCTCGACAGGACTGACCGCTTGGCTTTGTTGCAGTAAGCCTTGATATTGTTGCAGGGCCTCGGGTGGCATTTGTTGTTGCGCAATAATATCGGCTTTCATTTGTAAATGTTGCATGATATGTGCATAGATGTTGGCTTGGATTTGAGCGTTCATCTGCACAGGTTGCATGTTCAATAAATTGACATGCACCGCTATATGGGCGTCATGGTCTTGATTGGGGAAAGCTTGCGCTACTCCGCCTGCTAACAATACAGAATTTTCAAACCCAGCCTCGACTGGTTTTGGCTCAGTATCTGGGGGAGGGATAAGCAGAGCGTCTATATTTTCAGCACCCAAAGCAGCATACATTCGACGATAAGCTTCGTAAGTTCCATTCGGCCCATGTATTTGCGGATTAGATTGAACCAACTGCATCATTTCTTGCGCCATAACGATGCGTTGGCTGGTTGAAAATATGTCGGGATTGCTGATAGGTAAAACATCCACCCTATCATCAAAGTCTGTTTGTTTAATTGCCATCTGTCCGTTGGCTGTCATGTATGGATATTCAGGCGGCAGGCTTTTGGCAAATATATCAGCTAAGATGCCAAACTCTTTTTTCTGACTGGCGTGCAGTCTTTTGTGAATGGCAGATAAAACTTTGGTTGATCTTTCTAAAAGTGCAAGTGTTGTACCAACAGGTGCCTGCGAGTTGCCATCGCCTACATTTATTTCAGCAATAGAGGCAAATCTTTGCCCGCTTTGGACTAACAGACCAAGTAAATTAAGCAAAGTACCGCTTGGCTCTTTAAACGGTAGTGGCTGAATGGCATCGCGTAAACTACCCGCGGGGGCATCCACGTCTCTAAACTCACCTGGTTGAATGGGGGCATCTTCATCTCTTATACGTATGCCTCTGGTTTTAAAACCAGCAGGCAAGTTGGATAAAGTCCCAGCATCTATCAACTGGCGGACGATAGAGGTGGATGCCTTTGATAAACCACCTATCATATGCGTTAAACCAAAGCCATAAAAACCTAGTCCTGGTAAAAATTTATAATGAACAAAGTATTCTATCTTCTCTTTGAGTGGGTCCTCTTGTTGATAGTTGCGTCTGATTGCAAGTATGTTGCTTGAATCAGCATCAAGGGTGACGATGTAAGGCAACTTAACTTCGGTAAGCTCGCCGTTTTCATCGACATCTTCAAAGCCCTCTAAGTCTAAATTACAGTGGACTTCATATAAATTACACACCTCGCCTGAATCGTAAGATGGTTTGATGCCTTCAAGCTTTTCTATTTCTTCGCTGACATCCGTATCAACATCAACGCTGTCACCAGGATTTAGTTTGATGTTGGCATAAAAACCTATCGCTTGTAGTTTGCGCACATCGTTTTCAGGCATCTTGACCAAATGGGTGATACGCGGACAAGACTCTAAATCGGTGGTGTAATAGGGAACAATTAAATCTTCAGGGGCAATAAATTTAGATACCGCTCTGCCTAAGTTTTCATCGTAGTAAACTTTCTTAAAGGCAGAACCTGCCAAGGGTAAATAAAACAACATTTGGTCTAGATCTTCATCGTACTCTTCCATTACATGAGTGATCTGATAGTTCATAAACTCTTTGACCCTTTGGGCTTGCTCTTCGACAACAGAATCGTATTGACCGACCACTTGGGTTTTGACTGGGCCTTGGGGTGGGAGTAATTCTTTGTAAGCTTGGGCTTGGAACTGAGTCACACTTTCGCCAAGTAAAGGATGAATCACGCCACTGGCACCTGCAAAGGGCTCGGATCTATCTTCGTCAAACTTCATCCCTAAATATTTGAGTCCGTCGGTATAAGTTTTTTCCCAATCCTCGCGGGCTGATTTATCGTTTTCGATTGCCGAGGTGAGCTCTGAATATATTTTATTAAGTTCGTTGGGGGAGACAACTTCAGCTAGGTTCTCGCCAAAGCCTAAACTTGGCATGTCCACATCTTCAGGACCAAGTAAAGCTGAGCCATCGTCTTGCATGGCTACTTCATCTTCGGTAAGGGCCTCAAGGGTTTCAATAATAGCACCGTCTATCTCATCGTCGTTTTGCATTTTGGTTACATCTTCAACGATGGGTTCGGGGGTATTTTTTTCTATTGCCATTAGTAATAAACTCTCTGTCTTGTTTGCATTTGTTCTTCTTCGTAATCGTTGTCAAGATAAACAAAACCGCCTTGTCTAAATCTCATTAGGGCTTGCGTCATAGTATCACATAAATCATCGTTAGCTCCAAATGGGAAAGAGGCACACTCCTCTATCATATCCTCGGCAAACACTCGAGTTGGCGCCCATACCATACCTGCCTCAAATATTGGCGCAACCGAGTGCATGCGAGAATGTTTATCGTGACCGCGAGTCGGCGAATAGTTGACCACGGGTATGCCCATTCGTCTAAGCTCATGGGTCAGGGGCGTTCCACTGGCCTTGGCTTCAATTAGGACCATATCGGTTTCCCAGTAGCGATACTCTTGCATGGCTATTTCTTTGAGTTCAGGAAAGTCCCATCTGCCTTTGCGCGCGTCTAATAAAATAACTGAGTCGGGTGCATCTTCGCTGGGACGAAAGACACCCCAAGTTGAAATGGCTGAGTAGTCAGCCGTTTCTTTTCTCGAAAAGGCGGTATCGTAAGACTGCATAATATATTTAACTGGCGGTAAATTGTCAGACTCCCAGCGCCGCCACCAATCACGCTTAATAATTGCACCTTCCTCTGAAGTTGGTTCTTGCATCCACTGGGCGTTCCATTTGATGCCAGGCAAAGAGGCTTTGACTTTTAAAAGTTCATCCTGCGACCAAAACTCGGGCCATAAAGGATTCTCAGTTTCAGGAAAAATAGCAGGAAACTCTATTATCTCCCACTGATCTGCCATAGGTTCTTTTTGGGATTGTAAAAGTTTGGCGGTCAAATCAATTGTACTCCAACGCGTCATCACTAAAACAATTGAACCTTTAGGTTGCAGACGTTGGCGAGGTCCAGAGGTGTACCACTCGTAGGCACTTTCAAGTGCGGTTGGACTAAGTGCGTCTTGTTCGGAGTGGGGATCATCTATAATTAGTAGATCCGCACCTCGACCCGTTACGGCTCCGCCCACACCTGCGGCAAAATATTCACCGCCTTTATTGGTTTCCCAACGCCCTGCCGATTTATTGTCAGCCTGCAAACTGACGTCGGGAAAAACTTGTTTGTATTCTTTTTGCGCCATCAAGTTACGCACCTTACGACCGAACCTAACAGCAAGCTCACCTGTATGGGTGGTCTGCATGATTTTCATCTTAGGGTTTTGTCCCATCATCCAAGACGGGAAATAGGTTGAGGCAAACTCACTCTTGGTATGCCGCGGAGGCATGTTGACGATTAGACGCTTGATTTCACCTTTGGCGACTTGCTCGAGCT